AAGATAGAGACCCTAACCTACAGAGGTGACAGATCGAGTTGTATATAAAAAAACCGCGAAAAATTTTCCAGACCCTATTACCTTTCCTATATAAAAAAATCCGCCATTAAAATTTTGGAATATACAGTTTATCACATCTATCAAAATGGGGAATGTATATACCCTTGTTTAAGAGAAAGAGAATTTGAAGTAAGGATGGCTGAACTGCACGGATTAGAGAATATAACTTATGAGAAATTACCTCCTGGAATGGGCGGCGTTGGGGGTGGATGGAAAGAACCTGCTGGGGAAGATTCGTATTAATGACAGAACCAGTTGCATTTTTTACAACCCCCATATGGCACTATAGAGATAATAAGTTACCTGAGGGGATATATGATTGGTGTTTAGAATATAAGAGAGATCACCCATCAGATTCCCAGATATCAAATAGGGGTGGGTATCAGAGTAAAGTAACAGAAGATTATACAGATTTTGTTTATTTGGATTATCTGAAAGAACAAGTTAAGTCTTTACCGAAGTTTAACTTTGGTTCTTGGTGGATAAACATTAATGAGAAAGGAGATTATAATATACAGCACACACATCCATTAACTGATCTAGCATTAATATGGTATATTACTGATAATAATAGTTCATTAGTGTTAACCAATCCACTTGGTTTTAGTAGACCGAATATACATGAGATATATCCTAGGGAACATAATGCAGTAATATTTAATTGTAAAGCAGGAGATATAGTAGTATTTCCTTCAGATGTTCCTCATCATGTAGAACAACATACGGAAAACTCACCAAGAATATCGATTGCAATTAACTTAGATATAGCATATTGACATATACATATAATTACCGTATAATTGAATTGAAGGTATTAAACAATTATGGCAAAAGGATTTACTGTTAAAGCCAATACTCCCAAAGTTACAAAACAACCTGATTGGGATATTGATGCAATTAAGGCAAGAATGAAAGGTAAGACAATTGTATTTTGTCTACCTGGAAGAGGATGTAGTTATACATTCTTAAAGAACTTTGTTCAACTTTGTTTTGACATGGTTCAGAATGGAATGAGTATTCAGATTTCACAAGATTACTCTTCTATGGTGAACTTTGCAAGATGTAAGTGTTTAGGAGCTAATGTACTACGTGGACCTAAGCAAGTTCCTTGGGATGGTAAATTAGCATATGATTGGCAACTATGGATTGACTCGGATATTGTCTTTGACTCTAGCAAGTTCTGGCAGTTATGTGATATGGCACATCCAACTGAGAATGAAGAAGATGATAGAAGAATTAGTGCTGGTTGGTATTCTACTGAAGATGGTAGAACTACATCTGTCGCACACTGGTTGGAGGAAGATGATTTCCGCAGCAATGGTGGAGTTATGAATCATGAGACTGTAGAGTCCATGGGTAAGCGTAAGAAACCATTCACCGTAGATTACACCGGCTTTGGTTGGGTGATGATTAAGAAAGGTGTTTTTGAAGAACTTGAGTATCCTTGGTTTGCTCCTAAGATGCAAATCTTTGAATCGGGTGCGGTTCAAGATATGTGTGGAGAAGACGTTAGTTTCTGTTTAGATGCTAAAGAAGCGGGTGATGAGATTTGGTGCGATCCTCGGATACGTGTTGGGCATGAGAAGACGAGGATTATTTAATGACTAATCTTATTAAAAACTCCGTGACTGATGATTTATGGGATCTCACTGCTGAGATCCTCACCGAACTCTCTCGTAGAGATAAGGTCGCATACCGTGTGCGTGCCTCGAATGAATCAGTAGCGCAAAAACTCGCGTCTCTAAAGGTTACTTAACATATGGCAAAAGCAATTAATTGGAATTCCGATACCTTCATTGAATCCAAACCTAAAAAAACACGCCAAGGTAGAGGGCAACACACTAAATATACCTCTACTTCTCGAAATAAAGCAAAAAAACGCTATCGAGGACAAGGCCGATAAATAAAAGGGACTCTTTTGAGTCCCTTTTTTGTTGCACTTAAAGAAATGAACGATTTTTTAGACAATTTGGCGAATCATCAACACCAAAAGATGCTTCGTGAGATTAATAATGACGCAATAACACCTAAAAAACGTGATTCTAGGGTCCAAAATGACCTATATGAACGCTCAAAGGACGAATTTGAAGATGAGGACCGCAATTCTGTTGTTCTTACAGAATTCTAGGTGCAAATCCTTAATAAATAACTAATATTTTTGTACTCCAAATGCCTCTAGAAAGGGTTAGTCAAGGATTTAAAGACATTAGTATGTCATTTCAGGCAAATCCCCTGAATGATGACCTAATTGGACTTAAAAATGAGAATGCAATTGCTCGTTCTTTACGAAATATTGTATTTACTCTTCCTGGAGAGAAATTTTTTAACGAAAGTTTTGGATCTAGAATTAGTGGATCGCTTTTTGAGAACCTTGATGACATTACTGGTGATATTATTAATGATGAAATTAGAAATTCCATTAATAATTGGGAACCAAGAGTAGATTTACGTGATGTAGATACTCAACCTGACCCTGATAACAATGCATATGCTGTTACTATTACATATGACATAATAGGAGCAGATGTGGCCACTCAACAATTAGAATTCGTGTTGCAACCAACTAGATAAAATGCCATTAGTCAACTTTGCTAACCTGGATTTTGACCAGGTTAAGACAACTCTCAAAGAATATTTACAATCTAACTCAAATTTTACCGATTATAACTTTGAGGGATCGAATTTATCGTCCATTTTAGATGTTCTGGCATACAATACCTACATTACTTCTTATAATGCTAACATGGTAGCGAATGAAGTCTTCATTGACAGTGCTACTTTAAGAGAAAATGTGGTTTCATTAGCAAGAAATATTGGATATTTACCTCGTTCAAGGACGGCTGCCAAAGCAACCATTAGTTTTTTCGTAAATTGTGAAAGTATTAACCCAACTCCCGCTTCATTAACCCTTAAAAAAGGTCCTGTATGTGCAACATCGGGTACTTTTGGCAATTCTTCACTCGTTTTTTCAATTTGCGAAGATGTTACAGTCCCTGTAACTGATAATATTGCTACTTTTAACGACATTTATGTTTATGAAGGCACACTTTTAACATCAACATTCACAGAAGACGCAAATAATCCAAATCAACGCTTTATTTTACCAAATTCAGGAATTGATTCGACTTTAATTAAGGTAAATGTTAGTAGTAATTCATATGCAACAAGTCAAGTAACATATGCATATCAAAATAGTCTATTTGATATCAATGCAGACAGTAAAGTCTATTTTCTTCAGGAAGTTGAAGATGAAAGATACGAAATATTCTTCGGAGATGGAATTTTTGGTAAAAAACTAGAACAAGGCAATTTTATTACTGTAGATTACATCGTTTCAGGAGGAGATTCTGGTAATGGTGTCAGTTCTTTCCAATTTGCTGGAAAATTGATGTATTCACGTAATTCAATTGATTATACAGTCACTTCTGGCATTTCATTATTAACAACTGGACTACAATCTTCCGGTGGACAAGAAATTGAAGCAGTTGACTCTATTAAAAAGTATGCTCCTCGAATTTATGCGTCTCAAAACCGCACTTTGACCGCAAATGACTATGAAACACTAATTCCAGCTCGAATTTACCCCGAAACTGAGTCAATTTCCGTTTTTGGAGGTGAAGACTTGGTTCCACCTCAATATGGAAAGGTCTTTATTAGCATAAAACCAAAATCCGGCGATTTTTTACCAAATTTGGTCAAAGAGAACATCCGAATGAGGTTGAAAAAGTATGCAGTGGCAGGAATTGTCCCTGAAATCCTTGATTTGAAATATTTGTTCATTGAAGCACATTCTCAGGTCTATTATAACAGTAATCTTGCTCCTTCTGGTGCAGATGTTTCTAGCATCGTTCAAAATAATGCTAATAAGTACAGTGAATCAACAGAGCTAAATAGATATGGTGCAAGATTCAAATATAGTAAGTTTTTGAATATTATAGACCAAAGTCAAGAATCGATCACTTCAAATATCACAACTATTGATATGAGAAGGGATATGAGAGTAGCGTTAAATACTTATGCAGAGTATTCAATTGGTTATGGTAATAGATTCTATATTCACAATATGGATGGTTACAATATCAAATCTTCTGCATTTTATATTAGTGGAATTAACGATCCTCTTTATATTGGGGATATTCCTAATACAAATAGAGAAACTGGAACATTATTCTTCTTTACTGTTCCTACCGTTAGTTCAACATCTCCCACTATTATAAGAAGAAATGTTGGGAGCATTAATTATACTCAAGGAGTTATAACATTGAACCCAGTTAACATTGTAAGTGGAAAAATAAAAGATGGGCAAACAATTGTAGAAATACAAGCAACTCCTTACTCTAATGATGTTATTGGATTACAAGATCTTTATTTACAACTAGATATTAGTAATAGTACATTTGACACTATTGTTGACGAAGTTTCTTCTGGACTCGATCCATCTGCATCAAATTATATTGTGACTTCCAGCTATCCAAACGGCAATTTGGTACGCTCTGGTGGTCGTGCTACTTCAACCACCTAAACCAAGAAATAGAATCATAAAATGGCCGTAAAAAGAGTTCAGTTTAGTAACATAGTACAAAATCAGTTACCAGCATATGTGGTATCTGATTTTCCTCTAGTTGCTGAATTTTTAAAGTCTTATTACCAGGGACAAGAATATCAAAGTGGTCCTATTGATTTAATTCAAAATATTGATCAATATACAAAAATAAGCGAACAGACTGATTTAATTTCTTCTGTTACTTTAGATGCTGATATTACTTCTTATGATACGACTATTCCTGTTCAGGCCCTTCCTAAGGGAACAGCAGGATTTCCTGATTCTTATGGACTGTTAAAGATTGATGATGAGATAATTACATATACTGGAAAAACTGATACTTCATTTACAGGATGTATTAGAGGATTTGTTGGTATTAGCTCTTTAAAGAAAGAAGCAGATCCAGAACAACTTGTTTTTGACGAAACAACTGCTGCTGCTCATGAAGGAAATCTTTTTGATGCAACAACTGGAAAAAGAACTCGTACTGGAGTTGCCGTTGAAAACTTAAGTATTCTATTTTTAAAAGAGTTTTTAACAAAAACTAAAAATCAATTATTGCCAGGATTAGAAGATAGAGAATTATCATCTGATTTAGATCAAAATATTTTTATAAAACAATCAAAAGATTTCTATTCAAGTAAGGGTACTGATAAATCTTTTGAAATTCTATTTGGTGCATTATATAACAAGAATGTAGAGATAATAAGACCCAGAGATTTTCTCTTTACACCCTCTAATGCTAACTTCAGAATTACCAATGATTTGGTAGTTGAGGCATATGATGGCGACCCAATGGATTTGGAACAAGCCACTTTATATCAAGATGCTTATGGAGACCTTACCAAGGCATATGGCCCTGTTACAAATGTAGAGAAGATTAATGTAGCAATCGGTGAAACTTATTATAAGATGAGTTTAGATGCTGGTTATAATAGAGATATCAGAGTTGATGGTGCTACATATGGTGATTTTGGAGTTCATGCTAAAACAAAAGTAATTGGTGACGTAGCAATTGGACAGTCTTTCATAGATGTTGATTCTACTGTAGGATTTGCTCATTCTGGTAATCTTGATTTAATCTATAACGATGGAGTAGCTGGAATTGTTTCTTATACTTCCAAAAGTGTCAATGAATTCCAAGGAGTTTCTAATGTAGTTGGAATAATTTCTGATGGAAGTAATGTTGGAATTGATACTTATGCATATGGAGCATCCTTTAAAGATGCTAGTAAAACTGTTAAGGTAAAGATAACTTCTGTATTAGAAAAACTTAAATATCCAGATAATACTTACTATTATGCAAGAAATGATATTGCTAAAATTAAGAGTCTAGGTATTAAGGATAAAAAGTTTAAATCTAGAGATTGGTTTTATAATACAGCACCAACTTATAAAGTTGAAAGTGTAGAATTATTAGATGCATCAGACTGGACATATAAGGTTAATCTTTTCATACTCCATTACTGTAGAATAGGGGACTCTGCTTCAATCATTGGCCCTGACGGAGTTGAGAGAGCAACGACTATAGTTGATATTTCTTCCTCAACTTCTTTTGCAATTAGGGGACAAGGAACTATTGATATCAGTGATACTTATACGTTTAAGAGAAATATATTAAAAGTTTTAACCAATAATTTCCCTGGAACTAACGTTTACTCTACAAACGTCCAAAATACCTATAAAACTGGTAATGATCTGTTAGTCGCATCTTCTTCTATTCCGTCTTATAACTCTCAAGCTCTTAATACGACTTATAGGCAAGTTATTTTTTCTGGAACTTTTGTAGGAGATGAATTCCAGATAACAACTACTACAGACCATGGATACCGTACTGGTGATGCTGTTTATTATACACCCAAGAAAACTACTCAGAG